CTTGCGGTAAAGGACTACGAAAACCTTGCACTGAATATTGCAGAACTCCGTAGGTATCTGAACCAACAAACCGAAATCATTGTTTACTACGAACGTGCTGTAAGTGTCACAGACCTAAATAAAGATTCAGAACCAAAACTAGAAGAATAAGAAAATGGCAGACCCGAACATTAACTTATTTGATTTACTAGAGTCTCGTAGAGTGGAAGCACAAGACCAATACGAAACCTTGCACAAAAGGATTGGAGCGTTGAGAGACGAACTTTACGAAGAAGTCGCATCATCTCATAAAGAGATCATGAAAGAAATCAAAGAGATGAAAGAAGAGTCTAAGATTCATCACGAAAAGATGGATGCCCGCTTGTCTGAACTTGAACGTTGGAAGTGGGTTGTTGTCGGTGGTGCTTCTGCTATTGGTTTTTTAGTCGCGTTGGCAACAGATTTAATGGGTTTGCTCTCTTGACAAACCATCACTAAGTCCGTATAATAGGTCTATGCTTTGGATAGATCACAAATACATCGGACTCCTGTCCCCCAAGTTAGATCGTTTCGCAAGAAAGACAGATAAACTATACAACTTTCGTTGTCCCGTTTGTGGAGATTCTCACAAGAATAAACACAAGTCGCGAGGTTATCTGTTTGAAGGCGACAACGGTCTAGTCTATAAATGTCACAACTGTGGATTCGCAGGTGGGTTGGGTAAACTCATCGAGCAGATTGATCCACATTTGTTTCAGCAATACAAGATGGAAACATTCAAGGAACGTGGCACTCGCAAGGAAACCGCAACCCTTGACTATACTCCAACTTTTGCACCCAAACCTAAAACCAAGGATCAGGGGAAACTCCTTGATTATACCATACCTTTGTCTGAACTTCCATCTGGACATCGTGCGGTTCTCTATTGCTTGAATCGTAAGATACCAGAAGAACGTTTCAGAGATTTGTATTACACTGATGATTACTCCATACTGGAGCAACTCAGACCTGATGTTTATGAAGGAAGATTATTAAACGATGAACGCATTGTTATACCTTTTAGAAATCGCGATGGCAGACTCATTGGTGTTCAGGGTCGATCCATTACTGGCAGTCCAACTCGATATGTCACCATTAGATTGACAGACAATGATCCCTTGATATATAATATCGAGTCCATTGACACATTGGAACGAATCTTTGTGGTGGAAGGACCCATAGATAGTATGTTCCTTCCGAATGCAGTAGCGTGTGGTGGTTCTGATTTGATGAAGGCAATGCGAATGTTGCCCAAAGGAAACACCACACTGGTGTTCGATAATCAACCCCGCAACAAAGACTTGATCGCATTGATCGAGAAGGCATGCAAGTGGGGATTCTCTGTATTTGTCTACCCATCAAATATCAAATCGAAAGATATTAATGATATGGTACTGGAAGGATTTACACCTCAAGAGATTACCTCTTTAATAAATAAAAACACGCATCATGACTTGGCATTGCGACTCGCAATCCGAGATTGGAAAAAGATATAAGGATAAGTTTAGTGAACGTAAAACTGATTAGTTTTTCAACCCCGACTCAGGAATATGCAGAACAGGGAGTAGATGATGCACAAGAACTTATTGCTTATTGTGCGAGGGTATCAAATCCAAGCAATCAGTTAAACACAGAAACCAGTGAAAAGTTAATCAACTATTTGGTGAAACACGCCCACTGGTCACCATTAGAAATGGTTTCTGCGTGTATCGAAATCGAAACGACAAGGGACATTGCTCGACAGATATTGCGGCATAGATCGTTTTCATTTCAAGAGTTCAGTCAGCGTTATGCTGACCCTGTAAAAGACCTAGACTTTGAAATCCGCGAAGCGAGATTACAAGACGATAAGAACCGACAAAACTCAGTCGAAACTGACGATACAGAACTAAAGACAGAATGGGTGCTTGCTCAAGAGAGAGTAATCATCGAAGCAAGGAAAGCATATCGTTGGGCGATTGAGAACGGCATCGCAAAAGAACAAGCAAGAGCAGTCCTGCCAGAAGGACTAACTATGTCTCGCATGTATATGAATGGAACTCTAAGGTCTTGGATTCATTATATTGAACTACGAAGTGCGAATGGAACACAAAAAGAACACATGGAAATAGCAAAGGCGTGTGCCCATGTGATCGCAGAGGTGTTCCCTATGGCAACCAAACTCGTAAAAGAATAAAGGATAATAAATGACCAAGTATCTTGGGATCAAGATTGATCCGTCCCGCGACTCTATTCTATCCGAACAAGGATACAAACTACTCAAAGATTACTACTGCATTAACGAAGAAACACCACAACACGCATTTGCTCGTGCTGCTGTCGCATATTGCTATGACGATATGGCATTGGCACAACGCATCTATGAGGGTGTATCGAAGGGGTGGTTTATGTTTTCATCACCTGTTCTGTCAAACGCACCATTGCCTGGAGAGAAAGCAAGAGCACTTCCTATTTCGTGCTTCCTGACATATGTCCCAGACTCACTAGAGGGTTTGATTGATCACTCAGCAGAACTCCGTTGGTTGTCTGTGAAGGGTGGTGGTGTTGGTGGTCACTGGTCTGACGTTCGTGCTGTCTCTGACAAAGCACCAGGTCCAATGCCATTCCTACACACAGTTGATGCTGATATGGTGGCGTATAGGCAAGGTAGAACCCGCAAAGGGTCGTATGCTGCTTACATTGATGTTGACCATCCAGATATTGTAGAGTTCATGAATATGCGTGTTCCTACTGGTGATGTTAACCGTAAGTGTTTGAATCTACACCACGCAGTCAACATCAGCGATGCATTTATGGAAGCAGTCAAGAATAATGAAGATTGGGATTTGCTTGATCCAAACGACAGAAGTGTCCGCGATACAGTTAAGGCAAGATACTTGTGGGAAAGTCTGTTAGAGACTCGTTTCCGCACTGGCGAACCTTATCTCAACTTTATTGACACAGCAAATCGTGCACTGCCAGAAACGATGCAGAAAAAGGGATTGAAGATTCGCGGTTCTAATCTTTGCAATGAGATTCATTTACCAACATCTGAGGATCGCTCTGCCGTTTGCTGTCTGTCCTCACTCAATCTGGAGAGTTTCGATGAGTGGAAGGATACCACTATTGTTCGTGATGTCATCCGTTTTCTTGATAACGTCTTGCAGTTTTTCATTGACAATGCCGGAGACGAAATCTCACGGGCACGTTACAGTGCAAGTCAAGAAAGAAGTCTAGGACTTGGGGCAATGGGTTTCCATTCCTATCTACAGAAGCACCGTGTCGCATTTGAATCGGAAGAAGCAAAGGAAGTTAATGAATCAATCTTCAAACACATCCAAGATGAAGCAGTCGCAGAGTCCTTGCAAATGGGCGAGGAGAGAGGTGAAGCACCCGACATGGAAGGCACGGGCAGACGTAACGCTCACCTACTCGCTATCGCACCTAATGCAAACTCATCACTGATTGGTAATACTTCACCATCAATCGAACCGTGGAAGGCAAATGCATTTACATCAAGAACTCGTGCGGGTTCGCATTTGAACAAGAACAAGTATCTTGAGCAAGAACTGCAAATGATTGGTAAGAATACTGATGAGGTGTGGTCTTCTATTATCACCAATGGTGGTTCGGTTCAGCATTTAGATTTTCTCAATGATCATCTGAAGGCAGTATTTAAAACCGCTATTGAAATAAATCAGGATTGGGTAGTTTACTTAGGGGGTTCACGCCAAAAGTATCTATGCCAAGGTCAGAGTCTCAATGTGTTTTTCCCTGCGGGTGCATCAAAAGCATACTTACATAAAGTGCATTACAATGCATGGAAGTATGGCACAAAGGGAATGTATTATCTGAGAACAGAAACATCAAACCGTGCTGAAAACGTAGCACAGAAAATCGAGAGAGACCGACTCGTAGAGTTCGGTGAACAAGCACAACAACAATCACAAGAAGAGTGTGTCGCATGTCAGGGGTAAGTCAAATGGAAGTAGTCGTATATTCAAAGTCCAACTGTCCGTTCTGTGTCAGAGCAAAGGAGTGGTTCAACTCGCATGGTATTTCGTATACAGAAAATGTTTTGGATGATGAAGAGCAACGACTCGCGTTTTATCAAAGGTTGAATGGTGTGCAGGAGCAGATTACGAAAGGGTCAGAGTCTCGTCCCGTTAACTCTGTCCCTCAGATTTTTGTTGATGGTAAGCATATCGGTGGTTATGATCAGTTGATTGACAAGGCAGACAAACTGCTGAAGAAAGTATCTGGTGGACTTGAAGAGTTCTCAACCACATACAAACCATTCCACTATCCTTGGGCAGTTGAGATTACGACTCGCCACGAAAAGGCACACTGGATTGAAGACGAAATCGATTTGAGTGAAGATGTCACCGATTGGAAGGGTGGCAAGATTACAGCAGTGGAGAAAGATTATATCACAAACATTCTCCGTCTGTTCACTCAGTCGGATGTTGCTGTAGGACAAAACTACTATGACCAGTTCATTCCAAAGTTCAAGAACAATGAAGTCCGTAATATGCTTGGGTCTTTTGCGGCAAGAGAAGGCATCCATCAACGTGCTTATGCTCTTCTTAACGATACCTTGGGTCTTCCTGATTCTGAGTATCATAAGTTTCTTGAGTATACAGAAATGGTTGACAAGATCGACTTCATTATGAAGTCCGATCCATCGACACAACGTGGACTAGGATTAGCACTTGCTAAGTCTGTATTCAACGAAGGTGTCGCACTGTTCGCATCTTTCGTGATGCTTCTGAACTTCCAACGCTTTGGTAAGATGAAGGGTATGGGTAAGGTTGTCGAGTGGTCGATTCGCGATGAGTCAATGCATGTGGAAGGAAACTCTAAGTTGTTCCGTTCATTCTGTGCAGAGCATGGACGTATTGTTGATCAAGACTTCAAAGCAGAAATCTATGAGATGTCCCGTAAGGCAGTCGAACTGGAAGACAAGTTCATTGACCTTGCATACGAAATGGGTGATATTGAAGGACTAAGTAAAGAAGAGGTCAAGGAATATATTCGTTACATTGCTGATCGTAGATTGCTACAACTTGGTCTCAAGACAAACTTTAAAGTCAAAGAGAATCCGTTGCCTTGGTTGGAGTGGGTATTGAATGGTGCAGACCATACCAACTTCTTTGAAAACCGTGTTACTGAATATGAGGTAGCAGGACTCTCAGGAACATGGGAAGAGGCATACGCTGCATGAGTAGAGAGTTAGACGATACAATACTAGAAATCATTTGTGATGACTGTGGTTCAGAATACGAACTGTCTTACAATGAAGAAGAGTTTGAGTCGCCTATCTACTGTCCGTTCTGTGGAACTGATCTACCAGAAGACGAACTTTTGGAAGAACCTATCGAAGATGAATACATAGATGAGGAAGAACTGGACTTAGATGAAGACGAAGAGTGATAGATTACGACAATCCGTGGTTATACGATGGAAAACCATTTCTTAGCGAGCAGATAGATGATGCGGTGGGGTTTGTGTATTTGATCACAAACCTCACCACTGGTATGAAATATATTGGCAAGAAGAACTTTTGGTCAATACGAACTCTACCCCCACTCAAGGGTCAGAAGCGAAAGCGAAAGAAGAAAACCGAATCGGATTGGAAGGACTATTACGGTTCATCTGAAGAAGTCAAGACTCTCGTAGAATCACAAGGATGTGATAACTTTAAGAGAGAAATAATACACATATGTGTCAGTAAGGGTGAAATGAGTTATTATGAGTTGAAGGAGCAGGTGGTGAACGATGTGCTGTTCAAACCTGAAGAATATTATAATGCATTTGTTGGTGCTAAGATTCATAGGAAGCATGTTTTAAAATGAGAGTGAGAAGATCATCCAATAAGGATGTTACCTGTATTCGTCATACCCTACCCCGCCAAAGATCATACCAAATAAAAGACCATCTCGATCATGCGATTGATTTTGCATACGAAGAAGTCCCTGTCATTGAATATATTTTTGATGATGGCATTGCCATATCTGGTTCTGATCAACAAGCAATGTGGGGTGTTGCCAAAGATGGCAAATACTATTCTGAAGGATTCTCAAAGTTCAATCAACGTGCTGTCACTCACAGTGAGTTTTGGGATTCGTTTGATCACGGGTTCACACTGGACTTAGACGACAAACCCCAAGTCGAGTTTGAAGAACCTGTCAATCTGTGGTTCAACCTTGGATTGTATTGGCACTGGTTCTGTGAAGACTTTCCCTTACTCAAGTTCTTTAGAGAGAACGACTATCCGATTCTAACCAATGTACTACATGATTGGCAGATTGAGTCATTGCAGTTTGCCCCTGATTTGTTGGAAAGGATTTATACGGTTGAGACTCCGTGCACTGTGATAGCACCAGAGTATCACTGCTTCACTTATCCCGCAATCTCAATGCGCGGTAAGTCAGCAGAGTGGGTCGGTCACTTTCTAAGAGACACAATCAAACCAACTTATGATTGGAAACCATCACAGTTAACATATATCGGACGGGGCGATGCTGTAGCACGATGCGTTGAGAATGAAGATGATGTCAAAGAACTGTTGACATCTTACGGTTTCACTGTTATAGAAGAGTTGTCGAAACTGTCATTGCAAGATAAGGTAAATCTGTTTGCGTCATCGAAAGTTGTGGTGTCATCTACTGGAGCAAACCTAACACACTGTCATGCGATGCAACCGGGCACAAAAGTTATTGACTTCAACCATGTGTTTGAGATAAAAGAAGAATGTGGTTGGAACAATATCGGTGCGTCAGTTGGTGTAGAGTGGACAACTATTCCTGCACGAACAAGCGACAAAGATAATGACCGTTCAAAAGCGGGTGGAATCAAAATGAAGAATCGAGGTCTGATTGTAGACATCGATTTATTGAGGCATACAGTCGAACATGCACTTAGTGAAGGAACTGAAAGGGCATAGTGGTGCTACTGTAAATCTATACAGTAATAACACAGTTGTCAAAGGTAACTACCCTAAAGCAAGGGAAAGTGCTGACATCTTAAACAAACTCCCATTTTCCACACCGAAGATTCTTGAAGTCAGCGACAGCAGCATGACGATGGAATACATCAATGGTTTGGACATGGCAACCTATCTTGAAACCGAAGACGTTGAACCACTGATACAGTTTTTGTCTGATTACATCGCATGGTGTGAGCGCGAGTCTATTCTAAGTAACTTCAAATCTGAGATTGATGAGAAGGTTGATTCATTAATGAGTCATATAGACCTTCAAGGACTCATACATGATACAGTGATGCCGAAGAGTCTGATCCACGGTGACTTGACATTAGATAACATTTTGTGTTACAATGGCGACTTCTACCTGATTGATGCAAACCCAACAAATCTTAACAGCATCCATTTTGATGCCAACAAGTTGAGACAGGACTTAGACTGTCTGTGGTTTGTCAGGGAGAGAAAGAAACGATTGGAGATCAAGATTGCCTGTCGTAGAATCAGTGCAACCCTAAAGAAAAGGTTTCCGTTTATGCGAAACAATGATCTATTGATATTCATGCTATCAAGAATATTGCCGTATTCAAATAAGATTGAGGACAGAGAGTTTCTCTACAAGGAGATTAGTAAATGGCGATAATCGTTCCGTGTGCGGGCAAGAGTTCCAGATTTCCAGGCACTCGTCCAAAGTATCTGCTGACAATGCCAGATGGTCGTTTAATGGTCGAACATGCACTGGAGCAGTATGAGATGTATTTTGAGGAAATACACATCGTTATCCTCAAAGAGCACGATGAGTTATACTCCGCATCAAATGCGTTGAATAAGGCATTTAATCTCCGCATCAAGGTTCACATCTTAGAAGAAGAGACGCAAGGTCCCGCTGAGACAGTCTATCAAGTGACCAAGAATCTACCAGACGATGAACCTATTTTTATCAAAGACTGCGACAGTTTTTTCTATGCACCTTGGCGTAGGGATAATCACATCTGTGTTGCCGATCTGCGAGAGAATCTTGATGTGTCAAAGGTAGCAGCGAAAAGTTTTGTCACGATGAACAACCAAGGACTAATCCACAATATCGTTGAGAAGTCAGTGGTCAGCAACTATATCTGCGTTGGTGGTTATGGATTTGAACGTGCGGGCGATTTCAACAAGGCAATGCAAAACCTGATGGTTGAGGATGAGGAAGTCTTTGTCAGTCACATCGTCCGTTGGTTGCTTGCGACTGAACGATTTGATGCACAAGAGGTGCAGAAGTATGTAGACGTTGGCACAATCAAAGAGTTCCTTGATTACAGTCAAAAGAGACAGACAATCTTCTGTGACTTAGATGGCACACTTTTCTACAATCAGTCTAAATATTTTGAGAACAGTTGGGAAAATGAACCAGAACCAATCCTTTCGGCAGTCAACTATATGTTAGATCGACAGGAAGAAGGTGCAACAATCATTTTCGTAACGTCTCGTAGCGATGATGTCAGTGATGTGACTGAAAGAAAGTTAAAGGAACTTGGGTTTGACCCGAACGTTATTTACAATCTACCACATTCCCCTCGTGTTATCGTCAACGATATTTCAACAACTAACCCATATCCATCTGCCCAGGCATTGAATGTCCCTCGTGATGATGAAGATTTTTGGAGTAAACTATGATTAAACTATTTGTTGGGTGTGATCCTAACGGTTGTGATGCCGAATCACAAATGGTGCTTGAATATACAGCACGAAAGCACTGTAGTGAAGACATCGACATTGTGTGGATGAAGCACAGCAACGATCCAGATGATTATTGGCATGGGTGGAACAGCAAGACTTGGGCAACACCATTCAGTGGTTTCCGTTGGGGTATCCCTGAGTATTGCAACTTTGAAGGGCAAGCAATCTACATGGACTCCGATATGATCATCCAAGGTGATCTTGCGGAACTATGGAACGAAGAGTGGAATGACACTGCTGTCATTATGGGCAAAGGTGGTTGGCGATTCTGTGTGTCAAAATGGAACTGCGAACGTGCAAAGGAAGTGCTACCCTCAGTGGAAGACATCAAGAAAGAACCATATGCCCATCAGCAGTTGGCACACGGCATTCCACAGCACCCACACTTAGAGCAGGAGTTTGATCGCCAGTGGAATAACTTTGATGGTGAGAATGACGAACTTGACAATATCAAGATTTTGCATTATACTGATATGTCAACTCAACCACATTTCAAGTATGCGATGCCTCGCATTGAAGAAGAGGGACACGAGCACTGGTATGATGGTGAGGTTCGTACACACCGTAGGGACGATGTGGTCAAATTATTTGACCAGTTTTACAATGAGGCAATCGTAGCGGGAATGACACCCCAAGACTACTATGATCTAAATGATTTCGTTGAGTATGAGAAAGAGTCTCAATCGAACTATCGTGCTTCCAATGGATTTGATGTAACTGAAGGTCAGTAATGAAAGTATTGATTTGTAAACCACGGGTCGATATGACCTTTAAAGATTTTGGACAACCGATTCCAGATAAGATCGGACCCCCAACTGATAAAGTCAAAGCATATTGGGCAGACTTTGTTGGACAGTTGTCTAAAGTTTATCCAGATGCACTGATTCTTGAGAAACCACTGTTTCAGTTTACGCCAGAGTTGATTGGACACTATGATCCTGATGTCACGTTCATTCCACATAAGCAACAGAATAACTTTCCAGTAAGTGTGGGTGAGACTCGATACTACATGCAAACGGTATTTCCGTGGTTGTTTGGTATTGATCCTGTTGGTTGGGAAGGTGGTGCGTCTGTGTGGAAGAACTTTCCGATGGGTGATCCTACACAAACACACTTTGACGATTTAAAAAATCACATCACAAATGGTGGGACAAAGTTTGAACACCTACAACCGCAGAAAGATAAGAACCCATTTGAACCAGGTTACATTCTGTTTGTTTGTCAGTTACCACATGATGAGACAATCAAGTATCATTCTGATGTAGAAGTGATTGATGGGTTGCGTGAGTCGATCAAGTATGCTAAGGAACAAGGTAAGCGAATCATCGTCAAAGGGCATCCCGTTAATCCTAGATCAATGACTGAGTTACTTAAAGAAACAGTCAGACACGAACACGCGACTTGGGTAGACAGAATGCATTTGCACCCACTGATGGAAGATGCGAGTGAAGTGCATGTCATCAACTCAGGCACAGGTTACGAGGCGATCTTGTTCGGTAAAAAGGTTCGCACATATGGACGTTGCTTATACGAACATGTAGTAAATCAAGAACCAGATATGGAACTCTATCGCAGTTTCATAAATGGATGGTATGAGTGGTGTTATGATTCGCAGACAGGACGCGGATTTGGGAGATTAAAATGACAGACTATAACATAAAGTCAGGAACTCCAACCACGATTAAAACTCAACATGAGTTTACCACATATCAATTTCATCCATATGGTCTTTCTGGATTCAGACAAGAAGTTTTAGATTTTGTTAAAGAAAAAAAAGACAAAGGATTGTCATTTTTGGGGTATGATAACTTAACCCATGCATGGAGAACACCTTGGGACGTTCAGACTAGATATCATAAGTTAATGTCACCATTGAACCAGTTTGTGACGAGTATTTCCAAACAACTTTCGCCAGAGTTTGATTGGTATCATCACGATGCATGGATTGCTGAATATCAAGACTGTTCTGGTGCTAACTTACACAGTCATGGAGAAACTTTGGGGTGGTCTTACTGCTATTATGTGAAAGTTCCTGATGATGGTCCTGGTTTTATGATTCAAGATGGTTTAAGTAAAGAACTTATAGATTTAAATGTGACTGATGGTGACATTTTATTTTTTAGAAGTTTTATAAATCACCAAGTTTTACCATCTCAAGGCGAAAGAGTTGTAGTTTCTGGTAATGTGAGAATATTAGATTTAGAGTATAAATCTTTAGAACAAGATTATAGCGAAATGAATACCGAAGATTGGACAAATAGTTTTACATAAAGGTTATACGATGTCTACGAAATTAAAATTTACAGATGAAGATACTTTTAAAATCGGTTCGGATGATACTGACTATCTGAACGATGATGGTACTGCACAAAACAGTCAAGGTGGTACAGAAAATATGTATCGTGGATTGAAAGAAAGACTCGATAAAGATTTGTTAGATAACTTCCACATTATTTGTTCGCGGGTTCGCAAGATTGATCCTGATCGCCACAACATTCTTTGGTTACACGACACATGGGATGATCCAGAATCAGCGCATTTAAAAGATGCAAAAAGTCGTGAGCGATTTGATCAGTTGGTGTTTGTATCAAACTATCAACAACAAACATACAATATGGCATTAAATGTCCCATATGCCGATGGTTTAGTGATTGGTAATGCCATTGAACCAATCCAACTAACAGAAAAGAAAGATTTCAGTGGTACAATCAAACTAATCTATCATACCACACCACACCGTGGGTTGGAACTTTTGATTCCAGTTATTGATCAAATGGTTCAGCAGACAGGACTTGATATTCACTTAGATGTATTCTCATCATTTGGCATTTATGGGTGGGAACAGCGAGACGAACCATACAAAGAAATATTTCAAAGAATTGAAGATCATCCGAATATGACATATCATGGGTGGCAACCAAACGATGTTGTTCGTGAGCATTTGAAAGAAGCACATATCTATGCATATCCAAATATTTGGCCGGAGACTTCATGCATTTCTGCTTTGGAAGCAATGAGTGCAGGTTGTGCGATTGTATGTCCAAACTATGCCGCTCTACCAGAAACGGTGACACAATATAGTATGATGTATCCGTTCCACGAGTCGTATCAACGTCATGCTGAAATCTTTGCCAACACTTTGTATGGTACGATTAATCATATCCAAGAGATTCAACCGCGATTAGTACACCAAAAGAACTATGTTGATAACTTCTACAACTGGGATTTAAGAGCAGAGCAGTGGACGGGAATGCTTGAAGGTGTACTTAAACGAGATGCTTGACAATGACGATCTGATGAGTTATAATGTGTAAACATTGTAATGAGAGGTGCGTATGGCAGTTCGTAAAAAACGCAAGTTGACTGAAGAGCAAAGAGATGCTTTGCGTGAACGTTTGGAAAAAGCAAGAGCAGCGAAAGGAGAACCTGAATATAAAACAGTTCACCCATCCGTTGTTGCTTTGCCTGATGATCATGCTCTATCTATGAAAAATTGTAAAGAGTACATCAAGACTCAGAAGTCATTGATGGCAAAGTATAAGTCAGAGATACGAAATGATATCAAAGGTGCAAAGGCAAAGTATCACCAGTGTGAGTCTTACATCCGCAATATCCAAACGTATCTCAAAACAGGCACTTGGGTAGACTTGTTCTACGGTGAGTTGCAACAATATAAAATGGGTTGGAGAACCGTAGTTCCTGCGGGTTAAGGTATGATTCTTGTTGATTTAAACCAAGTGGTGATCAGTTCACTGATGCTACAGATTGGTTCTAAAGGGTATGGTGCTGAGATCACAAACGATCTCATGCGTCATATTGTTCTAAATACGATTCGTGCACACCGCAATCGCTTCCATGAAAAGTATGGTGAGATTGTCATCTGCACAGATCATCATCATTATTGGAGACGAGATGTCTTTCCAAACTACAAGGCATCTCGCAAAAAGATTCGGGAGCAGAGTGGTTTTGATTGGGGATTGATCTTTGACACAATGAATACGATTCGTGATGAGTTGGACGAGTTCTTCCCATATAAGGTGATTCGTGTTGATGGTGCAGAGGCAGATGATATTATTGCGACACTGTGTCATGCTCATGGTTCAATCTTAGCACGAGAAGTTGATGAGAAGATTCTGATTCTATCGTCCGACAAGGACTTTATGCAGTTGCAAAAATATACAAATGTCGATCAATATTCTCCACAACAGAATAAGTTCATACGAACAGACAATCCTGAAAGATACAAGCGAGAGCACATTTTGAAAGGTGATCGTGGTGATGGTATTCCTAACTTCCTATCTGATGATGACTGTTTTGTTGCTGACAAGAGACAGAAACCACTCCGTGCTACTAAGATTGAAGAGTGGCAGGGGCAAGAACCCGAAGACTTTTGTGATGAGAAGATGTTGCGTAACTACAAACGTAATGAGCAGTTGGTTGACTTGGACAAAGTTCCAAATAGCATTGCAGAAGAAGTGCTAAATCAGTATGAAACAAAAGGTAATGGTCGTGAAAAACTCATGAACTATTTCGTAAAACATAGATTGAAGAAGTGCTAAATCAGTATGAAACAAAAGGTAATGGTCGTGAAAAACTCATGAACTATTTCGTAAAACATAGATTAACAAATCTTACTGAACACATTGGAGAGTTTTAATGGCAGTAACAAAGGGTATCGCTGAGATTGTTGCGAAGGCGGGTAATCGTAGAACCAAAGCAGAGAAGGTCAAAGTGTTGCGTGATTTTTCATCACCCGCACTAAAGGACTTCTTTACTTACTTGGCGAGTCCAAACATTCAGTTCTTGATCCCAGCAAGTAGACCACCATTTGAAAAGAAAGACAAGTCGTTGGATTTACAGAATGAGTTTATCCGTGATATCACACGCAAGAAACTGAACTATTTCATTTCTATTGATAATGTGCCTGTGCACAATATCAAGCAAGCAAAGCGAGAGCAGATGTTTCTACAGATGCTTGAGTCTGTCGATCCTGATGATGCAGAAATGATTCTTCTCATGATCAACAAAGAGTTACCAAAAGGCATCTCAATGCCTGTAATCAAAGAATATATTCCGAACAGAGCACAAGATTGGTGAAAGCATTCATTATTGGCAATGGTCTATCGCGTGAAGGTTTCGATCTTGAGTCGTTGCGGGGTAAGGGAACCATATTCGGGTGCAATGCTCTATACAGAGACTTCACGCCCGACTACTTGGTGTCCATCGACAATGCGATTGTTTCAGAAGTTGAAGGGGCAATCGAGCGAGGAGAGTTCGATGGTGACCGATTCATCGTCCCACCATTCAACGAGCAGTTTGAACCCAAAGAGTTCAACCCATACCAACCTCGATCCAATGCAGGAATGAATGCAATGCTTGAGGCAATCAAGATGGGTGCGAAGGAAGTTTACTGTCTTGGGTTTGACTTCTTGATTGATTCTGAAATATCTGTGGCGAATATATATGATAGTACACCTTGTTATGGTCCTGAGACACGGGCAAATCGAAGGGACAACGTAAACCGTGCTGCTTACATGGAATACGTTGCATTAGAAAACCGTGATGTGCTATTCACTTTCGTATTTCCTCGTACAGAAGAGCAGTTGAAACTGTTGACAGTTTCGTGTGATAATGTACAAGGTATGTTTTATGATGTGTTTGAAAGGAAAGTGTTATGCTGATTCCAGTAGAGTTGATATTCTTAGGAGCAATCGCTATCTGTGCGTATTTTTCGTACAAAGCGGGCGAGAGTCGTGGGCGAGATGTTGCTGTTGAAGCAACACTTAATGCCTTGGAGCACTTGGGGTACATTCGTACCGTAGAAGATGAGAATGGTAACGTTGAGGTTTTACCTATTCCATCTGACAAAAAATTATAAATAGTACGGTAAACAACTTATAGTTTAGGAGATTATAATGGCAAAAACTGATGTTTTTGACGGGGTAAAGGATGGTGCTGAAATCCATCTTCAAATTCAAGCGTTTAACGGTGCACCTGCTGATGGTGGTTCAATGATCGTTTCTTTCGGTATCACCAAAGAAAAAGGTGAAGGATTTGAAGAAGGTATCATGCTTGCTTTGGCACACGCACTTGGTTGGGATGATGCAACATCAGTTGAAATCATTACACCAGATGGTCGTTTTGACTAATCGAGGGCACATTGCCCATTTCCTTAAAGTAACAGAGGAGCACTTATGTCTGACCGGGATTTCTATAATCTCAGGGAACTTATCCGTAAATTGTCCAGGAAGGTTGAACAACTAGAAAGGAAGTTAGAGGAAAAATCGACATAGGGGGAAGGGGGTTGCAAGACCCCCTTTTTATCATGATATCAAAAGAAGAAATGGAAAAGACATTTGATGAGATGCTAAAGCATTTTGGCACTGTTGCTGACCCAAGATACCAACCGAAACAGTTCTTGTTTCAATTAAAATCTTACATATTTTATAGAGAACGTAAAGATGCAACTAATTGATCTCGCCCTACACATTCCTAATTTTGTGCCCGAAGAAATATGCGACAAAGTGATTGATTTCTATGAATCTCAAACCGAAGATCGCAAGTTTTTTGAGATATCTTATAATCAAGAACATGATGATAATGTTGAATCTAGTGGTCTTTGCATGGAAGTATTTAAAGAAGATTCCATATATGAAAATGTCCATGAGTATTCGGGTAAAGGTATCGTGGAGTGGTTAAAGCACATCAACAATTTTGGTTGCTTTGAACCCGATACTTTAAGTCTTCTTACACAATGTAGTCACAAATATAGAATTATCAAATATTATGATGGAATGAATATTCATCAACATACAGATGTCGGTGATTATTTGAATGGTAAAACCAATAGAGGAAGTTGCACATTAAACTTTTCAGATGTGAATGATTATGAGGGTGGTGAGTTTAGTATCTTTCGAGGTCGATATCAAGTTAAATTGGGCAAAGGTGATTTGATGATTTTTCCCGCAGATGCTTTTTGGGTTCACGGCACAAATCCTGTCACGAGTGGTGCAAGATATGCACTCAACTCGTTTCTACATCCAGATATATCGATGTATAAAGAAGCATAGAAAAATACAATGATAAAACTGTTGACACCCAAACTCTATCGTGAGATACTACACCTGTAGTTGAGAGAGGAGTTACATTATGTACGTTGAAACTTGGGTTGGTTCGTGTGACATCACTGGTGTCGATTATCCTTCTGTTGTGAAGGGTGCTGCCGCTGTTGCACAAGGTGCAACAGGTCGTTACTGTGAGGTAATCTGGATTGGACCAGAATACATCGCAGAGCGTGGACTCACAGTCTACACTCGTGAAGAGGCATATGCCATTGTTGAGAAGGAAGGTGGTTATGCAGACTTCTGATTTGATTGCCGTGTTGAAAGACACGGTTGAGTTTCTTCAGGCATCTGAGGTTGTACAGACTTCAGTTGGCATCCAAGCATATATTCAGGGGCAAATACTTCAAAAGCAGATTGATGCCTTGGAAGAGGAAGCATACATAGACTTGTTAGCAGACGCACAAATCGACAAAGGGATATATGAGTTCTAAATCTGCATACCGAATCGTTTTCTCTGATGGTCTTGAAATAGTCATCAGAGCAATCAATGAGCAACACGCAACACTCTCCGCTACAATGCGGAGAAATAGTTTTAGTCAAAGTGGTCATAAAGTTGTCAGTAGAATAGAGAAATTGAAGGACAAGTGAAATGTCAAAATATGTGATGGTTGATACTATATCGCAGTTCCGTATGCGATATGTGGTAGAAGTTCCAGATGATGTAGAGAATCCAAGTTGCATTCCGGATACTGTTGAAAATCCAATTGGAAGATATCCTTGCACACCCGAAGCATACGCAAGCGATTCTGTAACCTGTGAAGATGTGCGTGAGTTCTCACAAGAGCACATCGGAGAGACAATCGTCTCAACCCGCGAAGTATCCCTTGAAGAAGCAATCGCACAATGGCGTAAAGACAATGGTGGTGCGTTTGATGTGTGGAGTGACGAACTGGTTGTGAAAAACTCAATCACTGAGATCGGTTTTAACCGCGAAGAATACTACAAAACAGAAGAAGAAAAGTGGGTCAAGAAAGAAGAAGAACGACTCGCAGAAGCAGTCAGACGCATCAATGATGATAACGATTACAACGAATCGGATAGCGGAGTGGAAAATTTCAAATGAGTTATGTGCAGAACAAACTTGCCCAACTTTGGTTGAAGTTGCTGAAAGCATCAGTCAAAGGCAAGTACAAGAAAGCAGCAAAGTTAGAGAAAAAAATAATTGAGTTGGAACTGGAACTCAAGAATGTCAACGACTAAGTGGCATGGTGGCAAAGGATCGCAAACCAGAAAAGTAAACAGCAAAAAGTTTGATGAAAATTGGGAGCGAATATTTGGTGATGGAAAAGATAAAACTGACAGACCTACTGAACCCAAATCGTAACGGGTTAAGAAACGCACCAACAGAATACAAGTTTATGATGAGTTGCATCTTGGCGAGTCTGTGGTGTATCGCATTTGGCATTTACACTGCTGAGTTGTTATTCATCGGTTACAGTATTATTGGGCACATTTTAGTGATATTAATGGCATTTGCGACTTGGAAGGTGTTCAGTGATCAACGCAAGCACAGTCATCCTAGTCCCCCAAACAAAGTGCAATGGGATTTGGAGCGTGAAGGTTGAAGTTTGAAGTCGTGACCTCGATGAACCAATCTTACTTTGATAAGGTTGGTCATCGTATGATCAACAGTTTTGTTGACAATTGGGATGAGAATATCAACCTAAGAGTTTACTCTGAGGAAAATATTGAGGGTATCCCCGCTACACATCGAGTCAATGTCTATGACTTATACAGGATGGAACCTGAGTGTGAAGCATTCGTCAATCGCCACAAGGATCGTCCTGATCAACAGAACAAACTAGAGTTGCACTTGGGTGCGGTTCGGTTTGCATACAAGACATTCTCCGTGTTTTCCGCGAACAAATACTCAGACGCAGACTATGTGATTTGGTTAGATGCTGACGTTTTTACTCACACACCCATTTCTGTAGACTTTCTGAATACTCTGGTATGCCCTGAAGTCTACACAACGTATCTTGGGCGTGAGAATAACTACAGTGAGTGTGGTTTTGTCATCTATAACACCAAGCATCCTAAGCACGAAGCATTTCAAGAGATGTGGCGTAGTCTATACACCACAGATACTCTTTTCAACTTACCTCAATGGCACGACAGTTTTGTCTTTGATTGCGTCCGTAGACACTTTGAACAGAACGAGGGGATGCAGAACTATAATATGACACCAGAAGGTAAGGCATATGATCATGTCTTCATCAACAGTGTGCTTGGTGATTACATGGATCATATGAAAGGACCACGAAAGGAACGTGGATCGTCAGATGCAAAGGATTTGTATACTGACCGCGAAGGTGAGTATTGGAAAACAGTTTAACCCCTGGTAGCATAATGGATAATGCATATCTCTTCTAAAGATACGATTGTTGGTTCGACTCCAACCCAGGGGACCACTTCTTGAGAACTCTAACTTTATAAATAAGTTAGAATCCAAGGGGAATGAAATGAAAACTTGTATCGGTTGTAATCAAAATCTTCCAGATGAAAACTTTCAGTGGAAAAGTAAAGCAAATAACAAAAGGGTAAGTAGATGTAGGAACTGTATGGTAGAATACAGAAGAAACTATTACTTATCTGGTGATCAAAAAGAAAAGCAAAGAAAACGAGTTAAGGAACGAAAAGCAGGATTGCGAGAGCAATATAGATCATGGAAGGCACATCAATCTTGTTTAGTATGTGGTGAGGACTCGACAGAGTGCTTAGATTTACACCACATCAACCAGCACGAAAAAGAAGGAGAGGTGAGCGATATCGTCAATCGTGCGGGTTCGTGGAAAACTATCCAAAGAGAGATTGACAAGTGTGCAGTTCTTTGTGCCAACTGTCATAGGAAAGTTCATAGTTATAGAATATCACTATTGCCTTGATTGAAAAATATCATTGTAGGAAACTAACAAAAATACGATAATGATTGATACATATTATTGTTAATTTTTTACATACATAGGAGAAAATAATGGCAGAAATGCATCGAGTGCCAGACGTTACATTCAAAATACGAGTGCGTGATGAATCCATCGGTGGAGATAATCCATTCAAGTGGGCAGATGTAACGACAGATGACATCTTTGATGGGAAGCGAGTTCTTGTCTTTTCATTACCGGGTGCGTTTACACCAACTTGTTCAACATTCCAAGTTCCAGGATTTGAGCAGAACTACGAAAAGATTCAAGCATTGGGTGTGGATGAAGTTTATGTCATCTCAGTAAACGATACATTTGTGATGCGTAAGTGGATGTTAGATCAGAACGTGTGTAAGATTAAATATATTCCAGACGGTAATGGCGAGTTCACGAGAAAAATGGGGATGCTTGTTGATAAAAGCAATCTTGGGTTTGGTTATCGCAGTTGGCGTTATGCAATGGTTGTGAAGGACGGTACGATTGAAAAACTGTTCAGTGAACCTGGGTTCTGTGACAACGCAGATGAAGACCCATATGGCGAAACCTCGCCTGAAACCGTTATGGAGTATTTAGAGCATGAGTACAAAATCGGAGCAGTCTGATGTTTGGACTGTCAAATTGGAGCAAGATGGGGATGACCTCATCTTGCCTATCCCAGACGAAATCCTGATAGCACTTGACATCAAGGAAGGTGATGTGTTAGAATGGATAGAATATGGCAACAATGCAATAGCATTACAAAAGGTGAATGGCGATGCAAGTAAAGCGGATTGAGTACCATCAGGTACACTCACACATGACATATGATATAGATGATGATTCTATTATCGAAGAGTTTGGATCACTGGATCGTTTCAAAACGATTATCTATGCTGTCGAAGGTGTAGAACCAGATGAAGACGAAGATGAAGTCACTGATGAGGAAATGGAGAAAGCAATGGACTTTATCAGTGAGCACGACTATGACCGTGAAGATGATTGGTTTACTGATCGCAAAGGCGGGTATGATGTTGAATATGAAATTGTAGAGGACTAAGTTATGGCAAATCATGTATACAGTAATATCCGTATCGTTCCTTCAAATGAAGCAGGTATGGCAAAGTTGAAAGAAATCTTTCAGCGAGCAACGGATCGTCCAGAAAGTGATGGTAGACTATGGTTCGGTTACCTATTTGTAGATGGCAAAGAAGGTTCGCCTACCGCAGAAGAAGTCACACAATATTCTTGGACAACAGAACACATTGGTCCTAAGTGGTGTCACATTGAAGACATTGACGAGATGGATGATGAGATCATGTTCCGCACTGAGTCTGCTTGGTCACCGCCAGAGGAAGGATTGGGAAAACTCTTAGAAGAGATTGAAGCAGTTGACCCCAAGGTTTATGCTTCTATTTCATACGATGACGAGATGCCAAACTTTGTGGGGTGGTCTGTCTATCGAGGTTCTGAGTTGGAAGATGGTTCTGAGTGGGACGATCATGAGATTCGCGAAGAAGTTTTCTTCTTACATCCACATCTCAAAGAGCATTGGGATGAAGAGAATGATGAGTGGCAGTGTGATGAAGACGGTGACATGACCGAAGAAGCATACGCGGCAGAAGACGAGTTTCGCGATGTGATGTACGAAGTCATCAATGACTTTCAAGACAATGGTATTGATGAGGCAATCAAGTATCTAACAGAACAAGAAGATGCGTAAATCGATCCTTATCATGGGATTGCCTGGGTCAGGGAAGACTCACTTGGCAGAGCGACTTTCCAAGCACCTTGATTGTGCTTGGTTCAATGCTGATGAAGTTCGTAAGATGGCAAACGATTGGGACTTCACAGTTGAGGGTCGGATGCGTCAGGCAGACAGAATGAAATATTATGCTGACTTTGAAATGTTTAACAACCGAACCGTTATTTGCGATTTTGTATGTCCTACCGAAGATACCCGAAACCACTTTGATGCTCATATCATGATTTGGATGGACACCATTGAAGAGGGGCGGTTTGAGGACACGAATAAACTATTTGAGAAACCCACGAACGCAGACTATCACTTCAAGCACTGGTTGAGTGATGGCGACATTGAAGCACTGGCAAATGGACTCAAAAAAGAAATCAGCACTTAAAGCAATCAGTTGGCGTTTCCTTGCAACATTCACAACTTTTATTATCAGTTGGGGCATATCAGGTTCGATTATGATTGGACTTGGTATTGCCTCAGTTGAGTTTTGGGCAAAGATTGTCCTATATTACCTACATGAACGAGTTTGGAGTAGAATCCGTGTTTGACTATCAAAAACCTACAGTACAGATGCTAGGACGTTGGCAACCTTGGCATGATGGACATACCGCATTGTTTAAAAAGGCAATGGAACTTACAGGGCAAGTTGTCATCATGGTGCGAGATGTTGGCGGTATTGTAGGTGAAGACGCGGGTGCAGGACGCACCGCAGTGCAAGACGATAATCCATTCAATGAAGTGACAGTTGTTGAGAACATTGAACGTGCACTGGAGAAGGAAGGATACCAAAACGGTTATCAGTATATGATTCTTTGTGTGCCAAACATTGTAGACATTTCGTATGGACGAGGTGTCGGGTATACGTTTACAGAGCACGACTTGGGTGAAGATGTTCATAACATCAGTGCAACCAAGATTCGCGCAAAGATGCGAGAAAATGGAAAGTTATGATTGATTACAAGTATCGTGAAGACGAGTTGTTAGAAGAACTCAAGGAATACATTGATGCAACTTATGGTGAGCACTACTCACAGAATAAGTTTCAAGCAACAGAGTTCATCATTGATGGTGGACACGGTATGGGGTTTTGTATCGGAAACATACTCAAGTATGCACAGCGATACGGTAAGAAAGATGGATTCAATCGTAAAGACTTGACTAAAGTGCTACACTATGCTATGATTGCGTTATATATTCATGATGAGGAACACAGTAATGACGTTCAGAGTGACAGTGGAAGCGAAGACCAGAACAGGCGAGATCGTGTCAGAGAGTTATCTGGACACAATCATGCAAGCATGCATTCGGAGAACAAAACGCAAGTACAAAGGTTGCACGATTCTGGGTACGAGTTCTAGGGAGTTAACACGAGAAGACAAAGGCATACCCGATCCCCCAAAAGGGTGGCGGTTTGCGATGTTTGCGTGTAAGACCAAAAAGAATCGTTGGGGTCGTGAGATTGCAGTCCCAGAAGAGATGAACTACGAACCCCTAAATGGAGATGACACACAAAAAGTATCAATCCAAAAGGGAGACTAATGCGTTACTTCATACTCAGTCAACCGAAGGCGGGCACATATCTGTGCTCCAATCTGTTTAAAGAGTTCGGTTTACCATCATCAAACATTCACATCAGCACTGGAAAGTATGTGATATATCCCCCAGAAGATGTCGCCAAGGGAAAGAAGAAAGGCGAAACTATCAAGTCTGGTATTGGCGAGTCTATCAAAACTTGTAATGATGGACACTTTACAGTTGGGCATCTTGGTTATGATGAAAAGACCAGAGAACTATTAAAAGATTGGAAGAAGGTAGTTCTGTTCAGAAATGAGAGTGAGCGAGAACGTTCATTCAGAACTTGGGTTGAAGATGCGGGACGCAAATGGAATGAAGGTGTTCATTCAAGATATATCACCGATATACCAAAGCATGTCGCAAAATGGGAAAACCAAGAAGATGTTTTCCGATTAGATTTTGATGATATGATCAATATCAATGTCGAAAGATTAGATGCCTTACAAGAGCACTTGTTCGGTGAAGTGAAATATGATTCGGCACAGTGCATGCAACGTGCACTGGACGCAGATTCATTAACGAAGAGTAAGAAAAGAAAATGAGTGATTTACCAGAGCATTTGGGCGGGTCGTTGAATAAGACCCATGTTGACGGGGGCGTATTGCGGTTCTTTCGCAATGAGTTAGGTTGTCGTTCTATGCTAGACGTTGGATGTGGTCCTGGGGGACAGGTCGCGTTAGCAGAAGAGTTGGGATATGATGCAATGGGTGTTGAGGGTGATTGGACTCTCGACTTTGAGACTGACAAAGTATTGATGCATGACTTCACAGAAGGTGCACCAGAGATTGATCGCGAGTTCGACTTGGTATGGTCAGTCGAGTTCGTTGAGCATGTTGAAGCAGAATACATTCCCGCATACATGCCTTGCTTCCGTACCGCAAAGTATGTGGTAATGACTCATGCTCCCCCAGGAACAGAAGACGCACCACATCATGTGAACTGTCAATGGAGTGACTACTGGATTGATGTATTCAATCAGTATGGTTTCCGTCATGACGAAGAACTGACAAAGAAGATTCACGAGTTATCAACGATGAAAAAACCATTCATCAAACGCAATGGTATGGTGTTCGTTAACACTTCACGCGAAGAAGGTCAAAAGATCACTGTTGACATGGGATTTGTGAAGGAGCAACTGTAGTGGAAGTCAACATTCCAATTCAGATTCCAGACTTGACGATTCGTAAACTGGTTGTGAGTGAAATGGAAAGTCTGTTCGTTGCACTGAATCACGCGCATGGGCAGTGTCTTGAAGGTAATCCAACCCAATACTTTTCAGAAGACCCCGAAGAAGAAAAGAAACACCTTGAAGATGCAATCCACGGGTTAGACTTGATTCATGGGTTTATGAGACGAGAACTGGTTGACAGCGTGTTCTAAGTTTAGTATAATATAATCTGATTTGTTGAGAGGACTACATTATGGTGGGTGGGATTCAGAAAGGCATGGTTGCCACAGATGAGCATGCACGAAAACTAGACAAGCAGTGTAAGTTTCTAAAAGAAGGACTTGCAAACGAGTTTCCCACTCTGACGATGCAACGCAAACTCCGCAAAGATCAGATTCCTGGTGGAGTTGGTGGATGTGAACCAGATGGTGGGGCATGGTTCAGAGACGGTAAGTTGATTGCGGTCTTTGAAGCAAAGAAGCAACAAGACAGGGGTAATGCGATTGAACGATGGTTTAAGAACAACTACATTGCCCGTGCTATCAATCCAGACGTTCACTACATCACTTTTGCGATTGGTGAGGGTGCGACAGATGAGGGTGTCATCACCAAAACATTGAACGTTGCACATTTAGATGGATTCGATAAGTTTGTCCCCAACAAGAACTCTTGCTTTCGTCAAGTGGATGGTTTCACTGACGAAGAACTGAAAGCAATCATGATTGAGGTACTAAACACTTGAAACCTTTGTTTATGTGGGCAGGTGGTAAGAACAAGATGCTACGGCATTATCAACCACTAATGCCAAATCAAGTAAATCACTACTGTGAACCATTCTTTGGTGGTGGTGCGATGTACATCCATGTACAAAAAACGTACAAACCAAAAACCGCAGTGATCAATGACATCAACCCAGATATCGTGCGTATCTACGAGTGTGTCAGAAACAATCTACAACCATTTCAGAAGCGACTAGACGCACTGGAAGCACAGTATATACCACTATCAAAAGAAGATCGCAAGAAGTTTTACTATGATATTCGCAGTGAACATGCTTGGGAATATCAGAAGTACACTGGATGTGAAGAAGCAGCAACTCTGTACTTTTTGATGAAGACAGGATTCAATGGTGTATTTCAGATCAACAAGAATACTAATGGACGCTACGGCACACCAAGTGGATTACTGAATCAAAAGACTCAAGTCTATGATCGTGAAGTGTTACAGTGGTGGCACGGTGCATTGCAAAATACAACCATTGCATGTCGTGATTGGTCACAGGTAGTCAATGGGTTGCCAGACGATACATTCTTTTTCTTTGATCCCCCATATCGAGAGTCATTTGCAGATTATGGCAATGGATTCACAGATCAGCAGTTACAAGCACTGATCGCATTTGCGGATCAACAACAGAATGTATTTTTATCAAATCGTGATGATGAGGATTGGTTTGCAAACCAAAATCACACATTAAATGTTGCACACTTTCCGATTACATACACAGCGGGAAGACGTAAGAAAAACGAAGACGGTACTTACGAAGCAAAGAAAGCACAAGAAATCTTACTGTATAGGACAATCTAATGAGACTAACACCATTACCAAAACATATTTTTGTGGTAGCACGAAAGCAAAAGAAAGAATCACAAGGTGGAATCGTGTTACAGGGGACTGATACGTTAGACACACCTGTTGGTGTTGTTGTCGAAGTGGGCGAAGGAGTCAAGGACGTTGAGTTCGGCAACAAAGTCTATATCGATTGGGCAAAGGGACGACAAGCAACCTCAGAGGGACACCAAGGAGTCATGATTGAAGAGAAGTATGTCATGGCAGTGATTGATGATGAGAAAGAATAGTCGAAGATTCGATAAACTTTTAAATCTGATGAGATATCTTGCAAATCGAAGAGGGTATCTAAGATATGGTGGAATATGACAAATGATGAAATGTTCGGACGTTTAGTCGGTTACACCGCATTGATAACAGGGTGGGCATATGGTAACACCTTTCTTATCTTTGCGGGTGTGGTCGTTGTGCTCATGGAAATCTTTACATCATGGGGTGAGATGTGACAAATAACGAGAAAGTAAAGCAGTTCATGCAAACATTCGGACAGGATGTGCTGACTACACCAACAATGCCTGATCCCTGCGTAACAGACCTGCGCGTTGACTTGATCGAAGAGGAACTGAATGAGTTGTTAGTCGCAGTTCATGATCCTAGAATCGCAAATCGTGAGCGTTTAACAGAGATTGCAGATGCACTGACAGACATTTTGTATGTCACCTATGGTGCGGGACACGCATTCGGCATAGACCTTGACAAATGCTTTGAAGAAGTGCATAATAGTAATATGTCGAAGTTAGATGAAAACGGCAAACCCATCTATCGTGAAGATGGCAAAGTGATGAAGGGTGAGAACTACTTCAAACCCAACTTGAGAAAGGTATTATATGAGTCATGACACTACCTATTGAAAGAAAACAAGCAGTGAATCGGACACGAGAGTTTCTGATCGACTTGCTTGACCCAAAGAAAACACCCCGTGTCCCCAAGGCAATACGAGACCATGCGTATCGTTGCGTCAAGCACTATCCCCTACCCTTTGAGATGGACGAAGCGGGATTACAAGCACCCAGAATATTTGGTGATGAGTTGTGATAACTTACAGCACTAACTGGATGGGTCCAATCAATGAGGATTGGATTGCTAAACACGGCACATGTTGGAGCGCAGGTCGTATTGACATTCGTGATGATAGCAAACATGGATACGATGGTTGGTATGAGTATTCATTGCCACCTATGCACAAAGAAGATTGGAATGATTTCAGTGGTTGGTTATGGGACTTTCAGACTCACGATCTGTGGGAGTTTGATGACATCATCGCACAGTATGAAGATGACAGTGGTAAAAAGATTCGGTGGTGCAAAGAATGAAATACGCAATCAAAGTGCCAGTTGATGACGGTTGGTTGTATGTAACTGAAACTGACAGAGATGGAAATCTTATTGCCAAAACATTTGACACACGAGAAGAGGCAGAAGCATTTGAAGCAGGAGCATTTAACTTTGATTCTCTAAGTCAAGTTGTAGAATACCAAGAGGGTTTAGTTGACAAACTCACCGAAGAACAGATTGAAGAACTCCGTGTCAAGAAACAAGCAATCAAAGAAGAACTCTACGATAAAGTGAAGATGGAGATGTTCAAGGCAAGTTCTGAACTGGAAGGTATTGATATGGATGAGAAACAAGAAAAGGCATTGGACGGTCTTACCAAACTTGGTCAAGTGATGGAAGAGTCTCGTAAGCAATACGAGGAAGAAAACGATGCGTGGTGGGACGGTCTAACTGAGAAAGAACGTGAAGATGCGTTCTATGCTGTATGTAAGCGTATTCACCAAGCAGAGTTAATGGATCACGGCACTTATCGTTATGCCCTGTATGATGTATTTGGTTTCGACATGAACATGTATACTCGTGGTATGGACTGTGGTTATATGGCAATACACAATGCTATTGGTGACGGTGAAGACTACCAAAAGATGCGGCGTGTAACTCGTTTTGAAGTGATTGATGATTCTGGTCGTGCGTATATAAAATACTTTGAGGTAGGTGAAGGTATTCAGTATGCTCTACAAGACGATGATCGCACACTCAAAGTGTTTATCGATAAGGCACGTTGGAGAGAAGATTGGTTGTGAGTGAAGATATAATGAAGTTGCCACCCGAAGAAAGTATCACACCAGACTCATGGGTCATTCTTGAGGTGAATCACGAGGGTGATCAGTTTCAAAGGATTCTCTCAGGTTGGTCTGGCAGTTATCTATACGGTGATTCATGGCGTATGTCATCCCCTATCAAAGAACTGAACATCAAGGTGAATCAAGACTTTTTTACTGCTACCACTGATTCGGGTTCAACCTATCAGTTATTCAAGAGTCGCCAAGGATTAAGAATGTCCAACGCGGGTATCTACAATGAACTAAAAGAAAAGTATGGTGATATGATGGAGATAGTAGAGTTATGAGTATTTTATGTTTTAACGGTGCGATTGAAGAAATCGAATCTGGTTCAGCATCTTTGGGTTTTAAAATCCTAAAACAACTTGCTGATGAAGGATATGAACAGGCAGAACTGCATGTGGGTTGTGCGTATTTGTTGGGTGTATTACATCATCGGAAAGGATTATTTAAAGTAAGAAAAAATATGAAACTTGCCGTGAAGTATCTACAACAGTGTGCCGAAAAGGGAAACAAAGATGCTTTACACAACCTTAAAGAAATGGAAAAGAACGGTGACCTAACTGATTATACAGTAACAGGAGCACCATAGAGAGTGAAGAATGAACAGAAAGTTATTAGTTTCTATATGGAGATGCGGTGGTAAACTCTAC